AATAGGAACATGCAAATCAGCGCGTTCTCCCGCTATGCTGTGGAATTTTAAATTAGACCCAGAACCTACACTGTTCTTGATATTATCTAAACTGAGAATTGGAGCAGTTCCTCCTTCTATAGATGCACCAGAACTATTACTGCCAAGACTAACAATTTTTGGTGGTGTAACTCGTATAGCCTGAAAAGCAATTTTAGTGTTATATTGATTTTCCTTTTCGATAGGATATTCAAGTTTACCAGCGTATCCGCCAGGTGGTCTTTCTGTATTCTGCAGAGCCATATCATTTCCTTATAGATAATATTAAATAACTTTCAAGTATTTATAACAGAAACATGGCATATAAAGGTCGATATACAATAGAGAATATTAAGAAATACGCTGGAAATCCATCCAATGTCGTGTATAGATCGTTGTGGGAAAGAGAAGCATTTAAATGGTGCGATAGAAATCCAAAAGTAAAGAAGTGGTCTTCAGAAGAAATGATTATTCCGTACTTTTACGATGTTGATAAAAGATATCATCGCTATTATCCAGACCTTAAAATTGTCTTTGAAGACAAAACAATTCTAGTTGAAATTAAACCAGCAAAAGAAACAGTGTTGCCAAATAAAACTGGAAAAAATAGAAGACAATACATAGGTGAAGCAGTAACATACGTAAAAAATATGAATAAATGGAAAGCTGCAAACTCTTTTTGCAAAGATCGTAAATGGGAGTTTCAAATATGGACTGAACACACACTCACCTCGATGGGAATTATGGAGAAGCCAATGAAAAAGATACCTGGGAAACTAAAGCCGCTAAGACCGTATAAAAAGCGCAAAAAATAGTTATAAATACAGTTATGGCAGGCGAAAGTTTATTTAAAGATTTAGAGATCGAAGCATTCCGTGCTGGTATTACACCGCGCACACAACAATCTATACGTTGGTTTCAGGACAAAGCCAGGCAGATGTATCGTGGTAGATTTAAAATGAATCGAGACAAGCTAATGAAAGATGAAGCATTAGAATTAAAAGCTGACCCAGTAACTCGAACTGGTCCACTCGGTAACATGTATATGTTTTTTTATGATCCTAAGCACAAAAAGACGTTACCATATTATGATGGATTTCCGTTAATTATTATGATAGGTCCTGCAAAAGGAGGATTCATGGGATTAAATCTTCATTATTTACCACCAACTTTACGAGCTAGATTGCTTGATACAGTGTTAGGTGGTAATGGCAAAATACCTATGAAATATTTAGATCCGGCAATGAAACACTATTTGTTTAAACACGTTCGTAGTAAGTTTGCTTTAGTTGACAAACCAGAATGGGAGATAGCAACATTTCTTCCAAGTGCTGATTGGAATAAAGCAAGTCCTACCGAAGTATACAGAGATTCTAGAAAGAAGTTAAGAGCAAATGGCTAGTATATCAGAATTAAAAACCGCAATTACCTTTGGTGGCGGTCTAGCTCGAAATAATCAATTTCTTGTAACGTTACCATCTTTAGGCGCTGGAATTCCAGCTTTAAGTTCTCTAGGTGCTTTAGGCGGAGCACTTAGTAGTGCACTTGATTTTCTTGGACAAAGAAATATGAATATATTATGTCGTACTGCGCAAATACCTGGTAAACAAGTTTTGACTCATGAGAGAAGAATTGGCATGGAAACTCAACGAGTAGCATATGGTTACGGAGTTGAGGATGTCACATTATCTTTTATGGAAACTTCATCTTTGCCAATTCGTAAATATTTTGATACGTGGCGAAGTCTTACTATCGACGAAGATAATCAAACTGCAGGATACAAAAAAGATTATCAAAAAAGAATTGTGATTCACCAATTAGCTCAGCCTGTTCCAATCGCTGGACTTAGTATCGCAAACTTAATACCTGCAACACTAATGATATCAACTTATTCAGTAGAATTAGTTAATGCATTTCCTACTACAATGGTAGGAGCTGAATATAACAATGGCCAAGATGGGTTTATTGAAACAACAGTACAATTGTCTTATACAAATTGGAAACGTATTCCACCTGGACAATTGTCTTTCTCACTTAATTTTTAGAGGTAAATAATGGGACTCCCTAAACTACAAAATACATTACAATATGAAATGACAATTCCGTCGTCTGGTAAAAAAGTTAGATACAGACCTTTTCTCGTAAAAGAAGAAAAGAATCTAATGATCGCGATGGAAAGTAAAGACACATCAACAATTATTCATACGTTACTCGCTATTATAAAAGAATGCGTAGAAGATGATATTGTTGAAAAACAACTAGCTACATTTGACGTAGAACATATGTTTTTAAGAATCAGAAGTAAATCTGTTGGTGAATCATCAAAGGTTGCAATGAAATGTTCTGAATGTAATGAGACAACTGAAACAGTTATACCAATTGATGATATTACAGTTGATGTACCAAAAATTGAAAAGACTATTCAATTAACTGACGATATATCAGTAGAAGTAGACTGGCCAACTTACGCTGCTCTTGCAGAATTTAATATTACAGATACTACAAAAACTGAAGATCTTTTTAAAATGATGGCTAAATGTTTTAAAGCAATTAATACTGGAGAAGAAAGAATTAATACTAGCGACGTTAAATTTTCTGAGGTAGAAGAATTTATTGAATCTATGTCAAGCGAACAGTTCTTGAAAATACAAAAATTCGCAGAATCAGTACCTCGTTTAAAACACGATTTAGAATTTAAATGTTCACACTGTGGACATGATAATAAAGTAGTAGTGGAGGGTCTGGAAGGTTTTTTATCCTAGCTCTCAGTCATGATTCGTTAGATAATCATTATCAATTAAATTTTCAATTGATTCATAGATTTAATTATTCGTTGGCTGAGATAGAACATATGATCCCATGGGAAAGAGAAGTATATGTCGCTATGTTAATGAGACATTTAAAAGACGAAGAAGTAAGGATGAAGCAAAATGGCAGCAACTCTTAGAGATGTAATAGAACAATTACAACAGAACCGTGAATCTCAAGATGAGACAACGCAAGAAGTCTTTAGAGTTGGTTCTAGAATAGATGTTCTACTTCAAAGTATGAGGATTCAAAGTCTAGACGCGCTTGACGCTACAAAAAGAGCGTCTCCTCAATCTGCGCAAACGACAGCAACTAAAGCTGTAAAGAACACAGGAAAAGCAGGCGGAGGAATGAGTTTCGCAACACCTGGAAAACTGGCCGGGTTAGGATTGTTAGCTGGCGGATTAGGATTTTTTATAAAAGGTGCAGGAATTGGAATAGGTGCAGCAACTGCTGGCTTAGGAGCATTCTTTTTAATGTTAGCTAAAGCCGATAAAGATTTACCTAACGGTGGCGAAAACGTAAGAAAACTATTATCAAATGTAGCGAAAGGTTTAGGAGCATTTTCAGATAGAGATGCTAAAGGTTTTGCTGGCTTACTTGCAACAGGAGCAATATTTGGTGCGATAAGAGGACCTATTGGTGGATTAGCAATTGGTATTGGAATAGCAGCTGTTGGAGCTGGTCTAGGTGGATTTATGTTTGGTTTAGGACTTTCAGAGATGGGTCTAGACAAGATGTTTGCTAGTGGTGAAAGTCTCAAAAAATTCATGACAAACTTAGCTGGTGGTTTAGAAGCATTTGCTACACCGGGATTACTAGCGCTTGGCGCTGCAATGGGAGCTGGTGGCGCAGCAGGATTATTATTTGGAGTAAGTAAGAAGGCAGCAAAACGAGGTGTCGGAGCATTATTCGGTTTACCTGCGATTGGAGCTGCAATTTCTGGATTCATGTCCGCATTAGCATTAGGCGACAAAGGTCTCGGTTTTCTAAATTCTGACGGAGCGAATATTGGATCTTTTTTGAAAAACCTCGGAGAAGGACTGAAGGCATTTGGTAGTAAAGAATTAGTAGCAGCTGGAACATTACTTTTAGGAAGCGCATTATTCGGAGTTGCAACTGGTGGTGTTGGAGCTGTTTTAGGAGCAATAGGAATTGTTGCAATTGGAGCTGGAATCGCTGGATTTATAGGTGCATTAGCATTAGCTGATAAAGGTCTCGGTTTTATAAAAGCTGATGGTTCAGGCCTTAAGAATTTTTCAGTTGGAATTGCTGATGCTATGATTGAATTAAACAGAATCCCTGACGGTATAGGATCCAAAGTTTTAGCTGTAGGTAGTTTAGGAGCGGCATTGGCAGGTTTAGTAGCAGGGTTTGGATCAGCTCAACTTGGAGATACTGTAGTAGACGCTTTCAAAAAACTATCTAATTTTTTATTTGGAACTAAACTTGAAAATCAAGCTACGGCTCGAGCAAACTTTATTACAACTCTTGTAGATGCAGTAATGCCTTTACAAAAAATACCTGACAGTCTTGGTTCAGGACTTGACAAATTAGGTGATTCACTTGTCAACTTTGTAACTAATTTTAATACTGTAGGAAAAAAACTTGATGTAAAGTCCTTTAGTGAAACATTTTTAGAGTTAGGACATGTATTAGCCGTAACTAGAAAACTAGTTTTTGCTATGTCTAACGGCGGTACATTCGAAAAACCAGGATTTCTTGCTGATGTTGCAAGAAGATTAAGCCTAGGAGGCGAAATAAATTTTGGACCTGAAGGTTCAGGCGGAATGCTTAATCCTAATTTAAAACTAGATCAACTAGTAGATAAAATGAGTCAGATTAATTTTGTTTTAGGTAGATCTAATATAGGAAAACCTGCAGTAGGAGAAAACAGCTCATCATCTGTAAATAATCAAGCTGTAAATAATCAAGCACCGCATCCAGGTCTTAACCTTCTCAATCAGCCTATTACAAATAACACTAACAATAGTAGCAGTCAAAATTTGGTCTACTCTACGACAAATGCAATTGATCCCACTCTTAACAATTTTGGGTATGAGCAATATCTCAGATCTATGAATGGCTTTAGATAGTTAAAAGATTTTAAATACCCAATTTTCTGCACAATCTTCAGCATACTGTTCGCTATGAAGAACACCATCAGTTTCCATCTTTCGAGTTTGTGATAGATGTCCATGTTCATAACAATCAACATACCAAGCTGGATCGTCTTTATATCTAAAAACGGCAGCCTTTCGGCTACCGTCCCAAAATTCATGAATGACTGCTTTAGTCTTCATTAGCTAACCTCGCAAAATATGACATAGTATCGTCATCTTCACTAGGAATATTTTCAGCTGTAACTGGCTGAACTGGAGCCGGAGCTGGCTCATTCATCTGAGCAGTCTGAGCCATAGTTGGCGCACCAGCCATTATAGCTTCTTCACCAAGAACTCTACCTAATTTAGCTTTTAAATCATCATAGGTTTTATAATTCTTTGGATCAGTGAATTCAGATAAATCGTGCAATTGATTATAAAGTGCTTCTAATTTAACATCATCACCAGAGTGTAAAGGAGTTTGCGCTGCGAACTCAGATTTATCGTAGTTACGATAACCTTCAACATTTCTAATTTTAAGTTTGAAGTCTGCACCTTCCCAGAAGTCAAATGGATTGACCGCTTTTTCATCAGCGAATTCTGGTTGCATTGAATCCATAATCTTATCGAAGATCTTTTTACCAAACTTATAAAGAAATACTTTACCTTCGTTTGCTGGATTTGATGGATCTTGTAAAACAAGCATATTGACTACATAATGTAATCTACGCTTTTGATCTCTGGCTCTATCTTTATCAGATTCAATACCTGAATTCCAAAGTTTAGAGTTAAGTTCACCGACTGGATCGGGTTGGCCAATAGATGTAAGTGAGTTTTCAATGTACCATAAACCAGTTGGTCCTTTAAATCCGTGGTCCCAATATCTAACCCATGGGAGTTCTTGACCTTCGGTTGCTGGTAAAAACCTAAGAAGAGCGTAGCCATTACCTGCTTTATCTAC